ATGTTGAGACAATACAAGAAACCTCAACTCTACAACGCCGGTGGCGATATTAAAAAAAAGTGGTACGTCCATTATAGCTACATCAACCCTAAAACCGGCAAGTACCAGCGCATTAAACAGTATCAGGACCTCAACTCATACCACACCAAAAAGGAACGTATCGAGTATGCCGATCTACTAATTAAGGCAATTGAAGAGGACTTAGAAGCTGGCTACAATCCCTTTGCCAAAGTCAATGAGCAGACCGTTGCAGGCTCGTATACCCTTGAGCAGTGCGTACCTGCGTTTCTAGCTACGAAAGAGCGTCAACTGCGCGGTAAGACGATAATGGGCTATCGCTCGATTCTGAACATGTTTCTGGACTGGGCAAAGCGAACCGAAAACCACGACCGCCATTTATCGGAGCTAACTACTGAGGACGTTGAGAACTATTTTCGCTGGGCGCAAAAAAACCGCAACCTTGCCCCTACTACTCACAACACAGAGTTAACCACTATCCGCTCATTCTTTACGTTCTGGATAGGTAAACGGCTCATCAACTATAACCCGGCATCGGGCATCAAACGGCTGCGTGAAGAGGTTGCCAAGCACACTGTTTACAGTGATGCCCAAATCAAATTAATTACTGATTACCTTTCGCAGTCGGACACCCCTCGCGATAAACAGCTGCTTCAGTACATCAAATTTATCTACTATACCTGCATTCGTCCCAAAGAAATCAGGATGCTCAAGGTAGGTGATATACGACTCAAGACTGATACAATCCTTGTGCCTGCCAATGTGTCCAAAAGCGGCCGATCTGAGCCGGTGGACATAGCGCCGGGTCTTGACGAAGTGATTGAAGAAATGGGACTGGCTACAGCTGATCCCGACTGGTACGTATTTGGCAACCAGGCCAAAGGCGTTGCCGGTGACTATAGCGACCCACGGCCCGGTCCAAAGCCAGTGGGCATCAATTATTTTTCCGACCTCTACAGGGAGCTAACAAAGGAGCTTGGTCTAAGTGAAGAGCATACCCTCTACTCATGGAAGCATACGCGCAACGTCCATCTGTACATGGAAGATAAGGACTTGCTACGTTTGATGCGTCACAACCGTCACACTGACCCCAAAGTGACCATGCGCTATCTGCGAAATCTTGGACTACTGGTTGACACCCGAATCAAGAACGCCCGTCGTATATAAATATATACCAGATAGAGGCTACCAGCCACGCTAGGCCAAATAGTGCCAGCAAAATCATGGATTTACATTGTATAGAAATACCTATACACCCCGCCAAACTTTCAATTATCAGTAGTTTCGACTTCATCTCATTGCTTTTCTATATATAGGCGATAGGCGTAATAGGTAAGTCAAAAAATTGATAAAAAATATTTTCACTAATTCATGAAAATAATCACTAAATCATTTGTTTGCTAACGAATGAATAGCGACCTTTGAAATGTCGTCCACGGGGGATGGCTGCTAAACACCACTGCAAATGGCTAGCAATAAAGTAGAAGGCTGGATTAAGATGTACGAAGCGGCACTTAATCAGATTCGGCCCCAAATCACCAAAGAAGGTGACACCACCGCCGAAGTTCAACAGGTCATAGACGAAGCGTTGGACGAACTCTTAGGCTGGTACGAATACCGAAAGCTCTTTGGATAGGGCACGGGGGCGAAAGCCCCCACCCTTTCAATCTTTATATATAATCAACTAAATAATCAACTATGGACACGCAGGCATTAATTGACAAAATCAAAGCCATCGACTCGCCCGAGGCTATGGAGGTTGTTGCTGACCTCTTCGAGCAGATGGAGGGCGCTGTACCTGCCGAGGTTAAAGCAGCCTTTTGGCAGCAACTCAAAGTACTAAACACACAAAGCAAGAAAGATCGGGAAGAGATTGCCAATACACTTAGACTGCATGGTGTCGACTATCCATTGGATAAATGGCTAACACCCAAGAACTATGCTCTTAAGTTTGGGATAAGCAACATTGAAACAGTTCTAGGCTGGATCAATCGTGGCGTTATCTCTAAAGAGAACATTAGAGAGATTCCAGAATTAAACTTGCGCCTGGTTAGAGCTATTGAGTATACGCCACGCAAGTACAATCAGAACAAGCAAGAAAAAACATCTTAGATAATACCCTAGTCATTTGCAGATAATCGGAAACACCCTTGCCATTTGGTGAGGGTGTTTTTTTAGTAAAAAAGCCTACCCGAAACAGATAGGCTTTTAAGTTGACAGCTACAAATGAACCCTGAACAGCCCATATTTTAAATACTAATTATATCTTCGCCCTTTGCAGTCCCTGCGTGAGTAGGTATCAAACCGGCTACGACGCGCACCCCTGACCGTTGACAGGCTCACCGACTGCGAACCACTGCTATCGCCACAAACGCCACTGCCTGCATTCACCTTAGTCGATAGTTTCAAGGCATAATCATTGGCGTACGCCTTGTAAGATCGGGATAGTTCGGTACGTTGGCGGTCGGTGATTGGCTCGGTAGCCCCCTGAGAGTCCCGTTTTTGCACCGGGCCTGTATCGGTTATGTTGACGTTGCCGTGAAGTATGTACTCACTCCAAATGGCGTTAGCCAGAAACGGCATTATTAAATCGAAATATTCTTTATTTACGCCGGTTATCAGGTCGACACTACCATTGCCATTCTGATCATAAAATATGTTTTGTATTTCGAGAACGGTATCACTACTAATTAATTCGAGTAGCCAGCCGTTCATAATCTTACGGGCATGAACTGACAACCGCCCGATCACATCAAAGGACACGGGAACGTCGCCAATTTCATCGTTAAAATTAATCTGGCTGAGCCATGCCTGATGCTGTATCGTCGCCATCGGTAAAATAGTCTAGGTTCTCAAGGTGATAATCATGTGTCTCAGGTAGTGGCTTATGCCAGTACGGGAGCACTTTAGCCAATGTCTGATCGATACGCCGTTGCTCTTTATTCACGCTCTGTTGCATGACCTTGCTGGCCACCTTCATTTCTTCGCCGGTAGGAGCTATGCCGCCACTTTTGCGAATGTTCAGTATCTCGTTAGGCACTCGCAACCGTCGGGCTATACGCTGCATAACGCGCTCGTTGGTGGAATTGTACCGGTCAGCCAGTCCAGCCGTGCCCGTTGTAGGCTCAAAGCCCATTGCTTTCAACTCGTCAACGCTATCGGCTTCTGCCAGTATCAGGTTGCCACCATTTTCGCCCCCCTGATTGGCTCTGAGTTGGGCAATTACGCCGTCCTCATCTTCGTCAACCTCATCAACGGTGCCATCCCGATTTTTGCGCTGCGTCTTTTTAGAGCTGCGCAGTTGCTTCCAGACGCCCGATATGTTGAAACCATTGACAACGGTTGAGAAATCGAACTCTACCAGCTCATTCTCCGTCTCCATATTCTTGACGCCACCAAAATAGCTGGGCTTCTGATAGTAAGACGTTGAGGGTGGTCCAACCTTTACGTATAAAAGCTGTCCGTGGTAGTTCTCAATGCCACCTACTGCCAGTATTTGAGCCATGACTATCTCGGGGTCAGGATCGAATAGCGGTAGCCGGGTGTACTTGCTGCGCCGGTCCTTTTTAAACGACTTATCCAGATACGGAAAAACACCCCCAAAGTAGAGGTTGCCGTTGTCGTCAGGCTCACCAAGTCTAACAATCTCCCAGGGTACGCTACGAATATCGTTTACCTGAAAATTACCGTTGTAGCCGATGAGCAGACAAATAACCTGACCTTGTGCAATGTTCCAGGCCATGCCCTCAACGACTTCATCCAGCGTCTCCCCTTTGCGGTTAACAATCATATTGGCCAGCGCTTCATCTTCAATGCCGTTGCCGACAATGAACTCAGCCCGTGCCTGCATTGCGCCGGTCGCGGTGTCGCTGTCATCAATAACATCAATGAGCGTTTGGGGTAAATAGTCGTCTGTCCCAAAAGGAAGAAAGCCCGTAACAGTTGGTTTTGTCACGGGCACCTTCTTGGCTTTTGGCTGAACTTGAAACTTAGCCATAGGTCGGCTTATTCAGTTGGAGCAACTGGCTCCGTTGGGGTTGTGACTGGTTCGACTGGAGTAACTGGCTCCGTCGGTGTTTCTGGTTTGGCGGCAGGTTTCGCCGGTTTAGCTTTTGGCGTTGCTGCTGGTTTGGTTGCTGGCTTCGCGGGTGATTTGGTCGTAGTCGATTGAGGGTCAAAATCCGGATTGACGACAAACAGCTCTTTGGTGCTTGGGTCATCCTTCATAAACTTCTCCGCTACTTCGTCGGTCAGGTGTTTAGCCGACTCCGACTCAGGACCATGTGTTTTATTGATATACGCGAAGGCTTGACCATGCAGTTGAATATGGCCAACATCTTTACGTAGCATCCATTTTTGAGTAACCATGCTGGGTAAGTTTAGAACTTTAATAAAGTGATACCGTAATGCGTGTTGCACCTCCGACAGTTGGCACTTTTTGCAGCTACCATCGAAGATTAAACCAGTAACTTCGGTGTAAGCGGCAAGGATCGCCGGTTTGTCAGATTCAGGTAGTATGCCCGTGTCATACCATTGACATACCACCTGATAAATTGCGGATACGTCCATACATTAAGACAGGGCTAACGCCAGCGTCTCAATAAAGTCGTCAGTGTCATCGACCGGCGAACCACCCGAGGTCATGTGCTGGAACGTATAGAAGGTTGACTTCTCATCCGGTGCCTGCATTTGCAGCGTATACGCACCTTTCAGCGTGTCGTCGTTTGAATCTGAGTCCAGCGTCGTTAAACGAAGTCCGGTTTTCCATCCGACAATTTTCCATGAGCCAGGGTTGCCGTTCTTTTTAACGATGGCGAACACATCTTTCAAATCGAGCAGGGCATCCAATTGCGCCTCTTCAGCGGCCGAGTTGCCAAACAGGATATAGCGGAGCGTTTGAACAACGTTGTTGCCATACTCACCAGTGGTCAGGCTCGTGCCGATCTGGTTAGAGAAGTTGCGACCGATGAAGCGCAGGAGCTTCTTGCCCGATTTTAGCGTAATAGAGCGAATGATTTTTTTATTGGTCGAATCCGGGGCACTGGTTGAGAGCCACGAAAATCGACCAATAAACACCGTCTCACCTACACCTTTAGCCAGGGGTTCATCACAGATGTTTACCCCTAAGTTTATTTTGATATCTTCTGTTGCGCAGGACATTGTTTGCGAAGTTGGTTGAGGTAGGGCCCCGATTAAGAGGCCCTACCGGTGTGTTTAGTAAGCAACGGAAACCAGGTCCTCACGGGCAATCTGAGTATCAAGCTCATAATCAGCCCGTGCGTATTGTTTTTTGTCTTTACGCTCATACCAAGAGTCAAAAGCAACAGGGTTGCGTTCGTCCGTATCAACCGACAATTGAAGGTTATCCTTCACAGTAAGAACTACACGGTGCAACTCGGTAGTAGTAGTTTCGCCGCTATTTGTAAATGTGAAGTCCTCTTCTAACGCCTGATCAACAACATCAAGCACCTCCAAAAGAATACCCTCGAACTTTAGCGTTGGTGTACCATCAATCAATTGAGCGCGAGACGATTCCAGCTTGTCATTACCCGATAACTCTTCAGAATAGTTATCATAGATGGATCGGGTAACAAGAAAGCGCTTGTCTGTGGCCTTCATAGCCTTGAGTTTGCGCTTTTGCTTTCTGTATACCTGACGCAGAATCTTTTTAGCTTCACCATCAGGCAATACCTGACCAGCAGTGGTGGTCGCGGCATTTTGCGAAATAGTATAACGTGGTGTCAGGTTGGCTGTAACTGCGTCTTTAATCCGCTTCCAGATACCATCCACCTGATTGTAGTTTTTCACCTCAGCCGATCCGCCCGTTAGGTTGCTGGCAATAATTGCCTTATTGCTTAACCAGAACATGCGCTTCAAGTCGTTGTCGGCGGCTTCAATCAAAGCCTCCAAAACTAACTCTTCGGCAGGTGTACCGGTTAGGTCTGGTTTTTGCGTACCACCATTCAGGGTTTCCTCAAACTGAGTATTGTACAGGTCAGTATAGCATATACTCATATATGCCTCAACTGGCTGAGGATCCCAGAACTTTTCACGAAAAGTCAGTTGCTTATTGTTAGGTGTTGAATCACAACCAGGATCTTTAATGGTGATCTTGGTGAATGGCTCAACATAGCTCACCTGCTGCTTGGTCTTGACCGCCGTGAGTACCTTGATGAAGTCATCCAAACCGCTAGTTTGCAGGGCGGGAATAAGGATATACTCCTTTGTCAGTTTCCCGTTATAGGTGATGCCTATTGGGGTTTGAATTGGTGATGCCATAGTTAATTTCCCTTTATCTGTCTAAGTTGATACGTTAGTTCGATGCGCGATTGCCCTGCTAGGCGGCTGCCGGAGTTCTTTTGTATTTTGCGTTTGCCTTGGCTATTACCCGTTGTGCTACATTAGCCCCGACTTGCTCATTGTCGGGCACCTCAACCTTGTTCTGCTTGGCTTTGCCGGATTCGGGAAGTTTATTAGCCTGCGTCTGAACGTCGGAGCTACTCATGCCGCCCAAAACAGCTTTGACTCGGTTCTCAATCTGAGTCATGCGCTGGGTGTTGGCCGCTTCCTTATCGGTCAATGCCTTTACCTGCGCCCGTAACTCCTGATTTTCCTGACGTAGCGCGGCCACGTCGCCCGATGCGCTGGCTTCGCTTTCATCGGTCGTGCTTTCCGTTTCCTCCTCTTTGGTATCTTCGATTTTGGTGATTGTGCCATCGGCTACAGTGATCACTTTATCGTCGGCAGTAGGATAGTCACCGTCGGGTGCGGTTTCGCCATCAATCGTGGCTGAGTCGCCAACTACAGCCTCGTCGCCTGTCGAGTTGGTAACCAACGTTCGGCCGTCTTTCAGACCTATGTCCAGTGCCTTCAAGCCAGCACCCTGGACAACTTCCAGAAGTGACTGAGCAGCCGCCAGCGTGTTTTGCTTTTTTGCCATTGTGTTTTGTGAATTGTTAGTTGTAAGATCATCGGGTGCGTCAGGATTCTCCTTATAGTCTCTAAGGCTCATCATATACACCGGTTTGCGCTTTTTGACGGATTCAATTGGGGCAGACACGCCCGACATAGCCATTGCCCCTAGCTTGTGAATGGCTGTAGAAAAGCCATGATCAACGGTTTCCTGCGGAGTCAGGTATAAATCATCTTCCAGGATCAACGCCCGGATGGATTCGACAGCCTTACCAATGCGCTCAGCGAAATAGTCGAACATTTTATTGGTCTCCCTTCGCAGCATCTGGGTAAACTTCTCTGCCTGTAAATCATTGCAGAGGCCAATATCCCACGGGCGGTGGGCCATCCATTCGCAGTAGGGTGTTATCTCTCGGCTTTCGCCGAGGGCATGAAAAATGGTACCAAACGAAGCGCACTGACCATAGGACAGGGTGTCAATGGGTTTACCTAAACTAAGCAGGTACTCGACAATCTTCCATCCTTCGTAGCAGTAGCCACCGGGTGAGCAGATTTCGAGTCGAAGCCGGTCAAAGTCACCAGCCGCAAGTACCTGCTGTTTGACCCGATAAAGGGACGTAGCCTCATCGCTAGGCCAGATGTAGCGCTCAGGTAAAATAATGCCCTCAATTTGAATCGTGGCTGTTGTTGGCACGGCAGGACCGGATTGATAATTTGTGCAGCCGTGAAGTTATGTAGGGCCAAAAAATAGTATATTAGCGTAACTGTATTAGATATGTGTATTTTTTGTGTTCATGGGCGAACTGGAGCCATTTGAGACAGCACTTACCCGCGTCAGGTCGGGTGAGACGATCCGAACCGTCGTTAAGGATAATTTTAAAAATTACCGGGGCTACAATAAGCTGTGTACACCTGAGCAACGGGCAACCATCACACTTGCCCGAGTTGAGTTTCTGGAGAACAAAAAAGCCTCCACCCTTCCCACACCCAGGGCTACCCCTGTTCGCTTCATGGTGGAGACATTGCCCGAACGGGTTGAACGGGTAAAGACCTATTGTAAGGAGCGCAAAATGACCATTTCAAGTTTCATCAACGGACTCATTTTGCGGGAACTGGAACCACCCGAAGCCAAACCGTTACCCAAAAAGAAGCCTTAATAACTGCCCTGTGCTTCTGCGTAAATCAAATCACTTTCAACGCCGTGGATATCTTCAACCGCCACGACGAACCTAGCCCCTTTTAGTGCCGTAATCACATCAGCACCGACATTGATGCCGGGTTTTAACTGCACCCCTCCATACGCAAAGTTGCTCATCTGTGGTGGCTGCATGGCGCTGGCTCCCGAGAACATCCGACCGTTACCGTTATAGGAGTTGATAGCCGAGAGTTCATTGTAAAACTGTGCCGTCGATCTGGCATTGATGATAGCCTCACCGTTACTTATTCGTGCCGGTATCGAGTCAGACGTACCCGAGCCAGGACCACGAACTAACCCCCCTTGCCCGTCGGATACATACCGGCGTACATAATCTGCAACACCACCCTTTGCGAAGGTCTGCGCATCGATCAGCGATTGAGCCGCAAACGCTTTTGTCAATATCAATGCCTCGGTAATGGCACCGAGCACCGGATTTTTAGCAAATAGTTTAAGTGCCTCGGTCGTAGCGGTGGCCGTAGCAATCAGGTTTTCAATGCTGGCAATTTTTTGACGTCGACGTGCGGCCTCTTTCTCAAGCTGCTCACGTTTGGCCTGGTACTTTTCCTCGATACGCGCCCGTAGATCTGCATTCGTGCCGGCCGATCTTAAAGCCGCTTCCTGCTGTTTGTCAAGTGCCGAGAATATAGCAGCACTTTGAGCCTCAAACAGCGTCGACAGGGTGTCTTTAGCCAGCGACACCGTATTGATGATGTCATCAACTAGACCATCAGAATAGGCTTTATCGAGTTTTTTATTATCCTCGTTATTCTTCTCTTTTAGCCGCTTAAGCTCATCTTCTGTTTTTTTGCCAGTGGCAATTTCGAGTTCGTATTTTTTTTGAAGTATTTCCTTTTGAACCTGCAACTCCTTTTTCGACCCCGCAACAACCGCGTTTAATTTGGCCTCAGAAATGGCTAACGCATCAGACTTGGCTTTTTCAAGTTCCTGCTGATCGAGCGCCTTTTGATCTTTAATTGCTTTGGCCCGAATTGCCAGCTTCCTCACCTTTAGCTCTTCCTGCAACTTCAAATCGAGCAAGCCGCGTTTCTCGGCGTTCTCTAGATCAAGTTTTAGCAGGTCGAGGGCATGCTTTTCCTCAAGCTCAATCTGATCACGCTGGAATTTTATCTGTTGAGCAAAGGTCTGTTTGTTTAGGTCGAACTCGGTTTGGAGTCGCTTGTCGGCCAACTCCTTAGCCCGATCAATCTGACCTTTACCAAAATTATCTTCCAACTGTTCACGGGCAAGGTCAGCCTGTGCATCGATCTGTCGAAGTTTTAATTTTAATTGCTGCTTATCCTTAATGGTATCCTGTGCCGCTTTCCGATCAAATTTCTGCTGATCTTCAATCTGCTGCTTTTGAGCCTCAAGTTCTGCCTGACTACCTTTTCGAGCCAATGCGATACGAGTAGCGGTAATAGTCGAATCCAGTTGAAAGGACTTTTCGGCCAGTTCGACAGCGTGTTTAGTCCGAGCCTCGATTATTGCCGCGTTGGTTTGGGCTTCGATGAGTTTACGTTGGGCACTATTCTTTTTCAGTCCAACGCTCTGTAGTTGCCCCTGCAAGGTCAATATCTTTTCCTCCTGCTCTAACGTATCCTTTCCCTGACGTTTCAGGTCAATCAATTCAACCTCTGCCAGCGCAACCCGAGCCTCTGCCAGTTTCTTCCGGGCGTTCAAAGCCTTGTCTGCATTTTCTTTGCGGGTTGCTTCATCAGCTTCAATCTGCGCCGTTTCCCGGTTACGAATGGCCTGCTGCGTGTTAAGTGATTCACGCTGAGCCTTAATAACATTGGCTTTTGCGGTGTCCTCTGCTATTTGCTCCTCGTCTTTAAGTTTTTTATTTGCCGCCAGCCGTGCCTTATTTAGCTTCACGATCTCATTGTAGGCATCGGTAGCATTCTTAACGGTTTGTTTGGCAAGGTCAGCCTCAGCCTTACCTGCTTCACGAAGTATTTTAATTTTCTGCTGCTCCGACAAACTACGGTCTTTCACCTTAAGCAATGCCTGATCAACCTGTAAGCCCACCTTTTCGCGTTGCACAATTAATGCGTTTTCATTGTCCTCAATCTCCTGCATGGCGGCAATATATTCCGCATGGGCTTTACCCGCCTTGATGGCGTTGGCAGCAACTTCGTCCAGACTCACCTTGTACTTATCCGTGCCGGTAACCAGACTTTTAATGGTATCGATCGGTGCGGTGAATAGATCAACGAGCAGGTTGCCCAGTGGCGCAATACCCTGAAGTAACGTATCAAAAGCCTGAGTTAAGAAACCAATCGACTGCTCCAGCTTATCGGCGCCCTCATCGGTCGATTTGATCAATGCCACCAGCCCAACGAATAGCGCAATGATGGGAATGGCCGTAAGTGCGATCAATGCCCCCCGCGTTGAGGCAATGCCTTTAGTGAATACCTGAACGGCCTGGGTGCCTTCCTTGAATTTATCGCCAAACTCACCAACGCTCACCCCGCCGACACGTACCAGTTTCAGGTAATCGCCCACCGATCGATAATTGCGGCCCGTGGCTTCTTCCTGACTCTTCAGCTTATCGGTAACGGCATTGATGGTATTTGCCAGTCTGCCGCCAATCTCTTCATTTTCCCGCTCGGCATCATTCAATCCATCAAACTTGTCCGTAACCAGTGACAAGATAGCTCTCGACTGATCGAGTGACCCGTTGGCGGCTCGGCGCACGTCAATAAGTTTGTCGAGCGTTTTTTGTTCTTCCCGAATTTCACGGCTCAATGTGCGCTCCTGAGTAGTGATCGACGTAAGACTACGGGCGTAATCCTCAGCCGATACCTTCCCCTCTTTGTTGGCTTTTTTAAGATCTTCCTTTGCCACACGCAGAGCCTCCGACTGCTTGCGCAGTTCGACCAACCGGGCCTCGGTAGCGCCCTCGTCAATCTCCACCTCCAGAATAATCGCCTGGTTGTTGTTTTCATCTGCCATACTAGTAGGGTATTAGTACCAGCGAACACCTGCCCGATGCTGACTGATAGTTTTTAATCTGGTTGATGTAGAAATAATTGTCGTTGATGTCCAGTGAACCCGCGCGCACCTTTTGAATCCTGACAGGACTATATAAATCCAGCGTGGCCAGCTCACTCGGGCGCATGTATGCTGACAAAGTGAGTTGCCGGGGTCGACGCAGTACCCGTTTGAGTCCGCCAAAGTAGCGCTGTATCAATGTCTGCTCTCTGGTGAAGGTGCCGGGTGGTCTGTCGAATGCCAGTGAGAAGCTATTGGCCGTTGTCACGGCCCCCTCGGGGCGGGTATACCACCAGCTGGCCATGAGTCGAACGGGTGTAGGACTAATGGTCAGGTCAGGCGTCACCACGTTCACGGTGACTGTCACCGGTTTGGTTGGCTCAACCAGTAATAGCCGTGGCGAAGTAGACTTTCGTTGCACCTGAACATTGGCACCCGTGCCGGTAATGGTCCTCGTTTCGATAAATGGAGGGCTACCATATCCACCGATCACTTTTTTGGAGTCGATGACGGCCGAAAATGGCAATTCAAAGAGCGGGGTTTCAAGGGGAATGTTCTGCGCATCCACACCAATCACACCATCGCCATAGCCTGCCAGTGTTTTATCTTCCAGCGGCTTCCATTTGAGCAAATTCTTTTGCCCGTAGGGGGCAAGTACCGGGTTGTTTTCCGGTTCGTCACTCTCGTCAACGCAATGGCTCAGGTCGGTAGCGTTCACTTCGTTGTCGAGTATACCGTTGAGGGTTTTCAGTTCGAGTGTCCGCGCTACGTCGTCACTCTCCCAGGTAGCCGAGCACATCAGAGCAGTCGACTTGAGAAGATCCGCACAGTTCATGTCAGGCAAATTGATAGCGGTCTGCCAGTTGTCACCTGAGACTATCGACGCATCAGGCTCAAAACTTGCAAAGGTGTCTTCTTCACGAACGAAGCCGATAATTAAGAACTGCGCGAGGGTGGTACGCTTGCGAATGATGAAGCGAACCTGAATCTGATCAAGTGCCCTGCACTCAATGAGCACGTTGAGCTTCAATTGCTCATAACCCGACATCAACAGGTTATAAGGACCGCCATAGGATTGGTATTCCTGGTAAACGTTTTGCCCGTTCTTCTCGACAATCAACATAGCCTCAACCGCTCCCTGATCAACTTTAATCTGAAACGTCTGGAATGCCTGCACACGTAGCCGCATGGCAGTATCGGGCACGTATCGGTAGGTTTCTGCTTTGTAATTATCCTGCCTGCCATCCCGCCAACCGGCTAACGGGTTGTTATCAACTGTTAATGGCAGCAGTATATTCATGCCACTAAAGGAGGGTATGGGCTGCGATGTGGCTACGGTAACCCGCGCCATACGTGCATCAACCCACTCCTGCTCATAGGCTTTCGGCTCCTCTTCGACAAAGGGCAATACCACCCTATTAAGCAACGGATCAGTCAACCAGTCACCTTTAGGGGTATAGCCGACGCGCTGGAGCATGGCCCGAATAAGTGTTTTATTAAATACTGCCGGGGTTAGGGTATCCTGAGCAAAAGCACCGTTATCAATCGAGCCGTAATCAATGGCAGGGTAACAAATACCCTCGGTGCTCTCGGCATAGCTATCAATTACCTCTATCGTCCACGGGTGGTTATAGCGGTTTAAGTCGAGGTCCTTAAGTTTGATATCGGCTAATTGATCGAACAAGCCTTTACGTGCTCCGCTCAGACTAACCTTCCAGCCACCCATAAACGACAACAGCGACGCATTGCCCGTAAAAATAACTTCCCCATCACTGATGAGTTGCGCCGGGATTAGTCGGTACGGGTTTTTGCCAGCCGCGTCCAACTGCTCAGCGTTCTGAAGTAAGGTACGTACCGCCGTCGTATCGGATAGCGTGAACAGGTTGGCATAGGTCACCTGCAAGGTGTTCGGGCTGGTCAGGTCGTTGCTCTGTTTAGTGAGCGCAACGCTGACCTCCGACACCCATTGCCCATATAAATAAAGTCCGTCCTCCATATTATAAAAGCTGACTTCTACGGCTTGGCAATTCGATGGTTACTGAAAAGTTGTTTACGTAGCGCTGCGAGTCCCATAGCTGAGCGTCACCGGTTGGCACGTTGACAGGTATTTGCTTGACTTTATCATCCTCTGTGTGAATGAGCCAATATGCCGATATACTTTCACGTATCGTGCCGAGCGCGTCGGCTTCGTGCTCTCTGAGGTTGGCTGTGTGCAGGACCATGTATTGACCGGTTTCCTTTCTGGTTGACTGGGTTAAACCAATACGTTTGATTTGACCCATTGCACCCGTGCTCTGTCCACGAATCACAGCACCCTCGAATAGCCAGTACATCCAACCACCTGCCAGCGTTAGCCAGGTCAGGTAGACGCCTTCGGTACGGCAACCGGCTTGTGCGGGTACGACGTAATCAATTAGCTCCGGTCGAAACGTTAAGTCAAACGGAAAATCAAAAGAATTTGAACTGCCGGCCGTCACTGTGCTTACTGCTGACATGATTAGGTACCTGTTTTAAATCCAAAGTTGGCCATCATCTCGGCCACATCCTGCTTTGTTCGTTTCAAGTGAGCAGCCATCTGTTGAAGCGTTGCCGTTTGGTGTGCTTCGTACAAATAGTCAATCTCTTTACCAAGCCATTGCCTCGGCGGTGTCGCCTTTATTTCGGATTTCATCCACTCTGGAGCAAGCTCACCCTCGGCCAATTTTTCTAACAACTGCCGCCAGTCGTCAGCGTCAATTTTATCCTTAATCCGGAGTAGTACAGCCTCCCAGACTTTCGACTTTTGGCCAGTCTTGGCTTCCTGAAGCTTCCTGAGCCTATCCCTGTCTTTGGCCTTGAATGCTTCATACTTCTCATTGTCACGTTTGAGTGTCTTCCGGTTTGCTTTACCTACACAGCCTTTACAGGTTAGTCTCCTGTGCGCTGTGGGTCTGCTTGCGTTCTGATCCTCAGCAAATGAATCTATTGACTTCTCTAGTTGACATACCTTGCAAACCCGGGTTGTCTCTTTTATTGAATTATCCTTAAAATTTTTCTTCTCAAACGAGACGAAACCCGACGTGTACCCCTTCTCGCTAACCGCTATGTATTTGATACGCTGCTTCAGTTCACCCTTGTCATTACTGCGTACTTCTAAATACGCCTGACTTACCAAATCACCCGGCTCTGAAAATGCCGTCTTAGGTAAGCAGAGTCGGGCGTACGTAAGCAGGTCGGAGTAGTCACGGTCAGTCATAGGGGTTAAAAGTCGCAATACATGAACGTAATAAATTTACGTCCTTCCAGCCTACTAACAAAGCCAATCACTACTCATCCTTAGTTGGAATTGGTTTTATTGCCCCCGACTGAATAAAGGGTCATCGTTCCCACTCCCGTAGTAATCTGGCCAGTGACTCTCAGCGTTTGATCGGTTGTCGAGTCCACCGTGAAGTCACCTATTTCGACGTAGTTTCGGTTGGAAGAGCCCAACAACTGACCGTCCTGCGTGAGCGTGACTCTCATTTTCTGGCTATTCGTTGACCCGTAGGCGTATAGTCGCCCGATGAGCGTCATGGCCCGATTGGTCAGCGAAGCCGCCACAACACCGGAGTTCTGAATGGTTACGCTCTGCGTTCCGTAGTAGACCTTCAGGGTCAGGTTGCTGCTCACTACCAGTGTCGAGGTGAGTCGAAAGTCGAAACTGAACTGAACGCTCTTATTCGTCTGGAGCACATTGCCTGGAATCGTCGTAACAAACAGGTTCGTTTCTCCGGTAGTACCACCTGTCAGCGAGGTAGAAACCGGCATGATCGAGCCCGATAGGCTAGCTCCGGTTTGCAGCCAGCCGCCTTTTGTCATGCCCACCGGCACCACGACGTTAACTCCGTTGTGGGTCATCACTGAATCTTTCCAGGTAAAGATTTGTCCGGTTGATGTAACACTGCGAAACGTACCTACGCCACCGTTCTGCGCTCTGAGCGTGGCTAAATCCTGAACCGGTAAACCCTGACCAAAACAGGCGATGGATACGAGTAAGAAAAGAAACGTTTTCATTATTGTCGTCCGATTACGTGATAGTTACCTGCCCAGGTCGTTGACGCCGGGAATGTGCTGGTGGCTGGGTTTATAATCTCAAAATAGGTTGCCGTGACCGTGCCTAACTTCCAGGTCTGATTATTGAGTACAGCGCCGTCAGAGGTTGCGGTTAGTGTTACAATGGGTGGATTTGTCCCATAGGAGGCAGCGAACGTAACCCGGCAGATGACGCCCGTGGTGACACCTGATGAGCCTGACGTAAAAGAGATCGAGCCTGCTACGTCGTTACCTACTATTGTTGCAGCAGTAGGTGAGGTTCCGGCACCCGTGTTGAGGGTTAGCGCTGGTGTAGTCGATGATCCACTAAAATGAGTAGCCACTAAACCAGACGCATCAGCGTAACCCGTTCGGGTGCCACTAAACAGGAAGGCAATCTTTGCGCCATTCGGAGCGCCGATATCCATCTGTGCGCTCGACATACCTAGGCCATAACGATTCGCAGGAATGCCATCGTTGTATAAGTCAAATTTAAAATTAGCCCCTGGTACCGATGATGTAGTTGAGCCGAGATTGATATTGGTTGGATTTGTCGAGGCACCCGTAGCGCCGCTTCCAAGCGTCAGGTTGCCCGTGCCTGTTATATTGCCCGATACGTATGGATTGACAAGCGAACCCGAAAGCGTGCCGGACAAATTCGCACTGGTGAGCGTTACATTGCTCCCTGTCACGTTGGAGATAACACCACCCGTAAAACTGGAGCTGGTGATGGTGGTGGTGTTGAGGCTACTGTTGCCAAGTGAAACGTTAGTGCCTAATACACCCGATACCACACCGCCCACGATGGCTACGGCAGTCTGGTTCTGCGTAGCCATCGTACCCAATCCCAGATTCGTCCGGGCCGTTGACGCACTGGGCAGGTCGGACAGGTTGTTACTCTTGACCAGTAGTCCGGATAAATCCTGATCGCCTGAATTCGTGCCCGTCAGACCAAGCGCTGTTTTCAAACTAGCCAGCGTCACATCTGATGCATTAGCCGTACCTCCGGTCAGGTTGGCTTTAATGGTATTGGTTGCCATCTGAGCAAGTCCGGCGTTGGTGACTGCGTTATTAGTAACGGAACTGGCTACATTGGCCGTGCCGTTCAGGGTGCCTGTCGCGTTAGCCAGTGCGCCAATGAACGTACCATTCAATGACGAGCTGCTGTTCGCCGTTACGCTGCCTTCGATAACACCCGAAACCCCACCCTGCAGAAAACCATACGCACTCAAATTAGTCACAGTCAGGCTGTTGGCCGTGCCGCCTACCTTATCCAGTTTGTTACTGGTCAGACTCGCCACCGACGTACTCAGGCTGTTGGCTTTTGTATTCTGCGCATCGTCAACAGCCGCCTGAAAGGATAGATTAGCCGCGTAAATATCGTTACCTACCTTTCCCGCTATGGCTATAGTGTTAGTCGATACTGCCGTGCTTAAGCTATTGGTCTTTGTGTCCTGAGTATTATCTACAGTCGCCTGATATGCCTGACTTACGTTATATAAATCAGTTGATACGTATTGAAACTTAACGCCCGCTATTGGATAGTTAGGACGTTCGACAAGTGAGTTAGTTTTAGTAACTCCATCAGGCAGGGTAACGCTCTGTGTGTAGTCGTCAGAGTCTTCTATTATAAAGCCGTTGTAATTGGCTACGCCGAACGAAAAAGCGAGACGCTTATTAGCCGCGTTAGGCGTATAGTTATTATAACCAGAATACGAGTTATTTAACTTAACAAGAATCTTTCTAGTGTCGTTAGCCTGTAAATCACCGGTTGCAGATAAAAGGATATCGTTAGTCGTAAACTGCGTACCCAGCCGGTTGATCGTATTGCCTGTTATAGAAGCTATACCACCGTTTGCAAACTTTAATTCTAAACAAGCTGGCCCCCGGTTGCCCTCAATATAATTGTCCGTTATAGAGCCCGCGTTACCGCCATTGAAGCCTAAGTACTGAAAGAAAATAGAGCGTTTTTGTAAGAGAATATTTCTGATCGTAATAGTGTCGGCCGTTCCTGTACCATTCCCTAAAACCTGACAGCCTACAACCTTGTTATTAGAGCCGTTCACTATCGCTAACCCAACGATCTCGTTCGAGTTGAAAGCGCAGGACAGGAAAACGTTCCCGTTTGGCGCTACACCATGAGCGCCGTTAATACCGAAAGCGCCTACCTTATTGTAATTAAATACAGACTTATCTATAATACCTTCGCCAGCGTCGGTAATATCCAACCCTAAACGCATCGTAGTAACACGAACCTTAGTAATATTATAATTAGCCGCGTGTTCTATAGCTAATCCTGTAGCTACTTTTAAATTAGGGTCGGCGGCCAATATCCCTAACCCTTCTACTCGTACCCCGTCATCACCTGTGCCTATCACTTTTAGCACCGTTGTAGGGGTAGTCCCTGTGTAGCGTATCAGTGAAGAGGCGGAGCCTGAACCAACGAAAGAGGGACGACTACCACCATAGACCAAAGGACCACTGGCACTACTTAAGTTAGCCGTTAAGCCGAGCGACGTATTGTAGGTACCTTCAGGCCAATATAGTCCGAGGTTGCGCGCTGTACTGAAGTTTATAGCGTTCTGCATCCCTACATTATCGTCATGGATTCCGTCACCATACACATTAAACCACTTGACGTTCACCAGCCCATCGTACTGACGATGAAAGAGTAGCCCGTTAGGGTGTCCGGCAATAGGGGCGGTCCGCAGGTTAAGCACTCCATCATTCAGCGTGGCGTTGTCACCCGGTACGTAGTTGAATACCCCCGCCATGTTCGGGGTGAATACCGTAATGGTATTTGGTGCCGTGGCGTCCGTTAGCGAGAGTGACTGCAAGCCTGAAATGGAGCTAAAAACGGGCAATGAGTTCGCCTTCGGGTTAATCAATAACGGCTTGATAGCGCCCCCCTTCGCACGAATGACAGGCAGACCTTTCGAATCGAAACCCAGATTGATCGATGCATCGTTGGTCGGCTCCTTTACCCCGCCAATGGAGAACTGCGCCAATGCGGGAAGCGTCGAGAACAGAATTAAAATATAGGTCAGTACTGACTTCATAGAGGTATTAAACGGTTTCATTGTTGACATAGAGCTTTGAGCCCTGCATAGTGATTTGATACGTCCGGTTGGGAACAGGCCGAACGATAATGGTTTCACGGCTGATCTTACTGCGTGAGGGATCGAAAGCCGCCCAGTCGATTGCAGTGTTGGCATTATTGATTCTGAATCGAACGTCCGGGCGTCCACGACGAGCGCCCTGGTTAACCGCATAGGGGCCATCGAACGCAGCTGCGTGTTCCAGAATCGTAGTTCCATCGGATGCAGGTGTAATCCAGGCATCCATACCCTGAAACTTATACTCACAATACTGCCACGGTCGACCAGCCGTACGGTCGCATTGATTGTAGTAGTAGGCAGCCTCAGCTCCGGCATCATGCCAGCGTACCGGTTCGACCGGATAGCCATCCTCAGCAAATGGAGCCGGGTTGCCATTGATCGGTTCCCAACTAACGGGTCCGTTCGCTGCGGCATCGTGAGGCTTGACCTTCATCGGATCGGCGCCGTATTTGATCGTGTCATCAAATGGCAGGTAGCCACGTGTACGAGTAAAGCCGATCATGAAGATGCAGCCAAGTAACCAGTCATACTCGACCTGTGGGTGCCCTTCAGAGCTCACTATACCCAGGTTACCCACCTGACGTTTATAGTAAAGCCCGTTGTGCAGCCAGCCTTCATTGCCGCCAATACCGGTATTGCCGGCCACGGCTTCGATTTTCGCCCAATCCAGATAGATCAGGTTCTTATTGCCGATACCACCGACCATACCGCCCATGCCCAGCGCCATCCGGTCAGCGGCATACGCTTTGCGGTAGTACTGGTGTGCATAGTCGGGTGAATCAGTGTAGTTTTTAATGATGGCCCCCACACCCAGCGACTCCAGACCACCCGAATTAAAGTACCCAACACCCGCCCTGGCTCCCGCCTGTGACTGGAGCGTTTGCTTGAAAAATTGATCGTTGGGTGGTATTTTATTGCCACCAGTGTAGTTCTCCCACGGATCGCCATTGAAGTTGGCAAAGGAGCCGTACGTACCAAAGTGATTCATCGGCTGACCGATGGAATCGAAGTAGGCTTTCAGGTATTGATAGAACCACTTCTGATGAATGGAATCGTACGGTATCCGGTAGTTGCCCTCTTCCAGCTCAGCGGCCATGTAGGGCGTTTTCGCCAGCCGGTTAATACCGTCCTGCATCTCGGCTTCGGTGATAAGGCTGCCTGGGTAGCCGGGGCCATTCGGTTTATTGAGGTAATCAAAGAACTTGGTTTCCGTCCATTCGAGCCGTTTGGAATAGTCGAGCATCGAACCATCTTTGATTGCCTTGACGCCGTACCTGCCGTGAACAGTAGTTGGGTCCACATCGGCGGTTTTGCCAATGGCGAAAATGAGTTTGTTGTCGATCAGATCGAACTTTGGCGCAAACCGGGCGGCCCGGTTTAGCCAGTTATCATCGCGGTTGAGCCAGGAAGGTCGTTGAATCAGTGTCATGGTTAGTTGCTGGGTGCTTGCCCGAAAATGATAAATGCCTCTGACTTGCGGTTGAAAATGGACGTGTACGGGCTTGGCGTCTGGGAGATAGAGAAGTAAATCTGAAGCTCATCGCCCGGATTGAATGAGTTGAACGGCATTGAGCCGTAACCCGTAGCCCCACTGAAAAAGTAGTATTTGGTGTAACCGGGTGGTACCTCGGGCGTAGCGCTATCTCTTACGTGCCATGCTCCGTTTTCCCAGTAGACCACCGGGTTGAAAATATCCGGGTTGGACTTGAGAATATGCGTCTGAGCGGGTACGCCAACGGCTGTGCCTGGTGGTGGTGGTTCGGTCGGGTTGCTACTGCCGGTCGGGTAAATCTGAACACGCTCCGTTGATAAGGAGGGTGTGGGTGGAATTCTAAAGTTTACTTCGACCTGACTTGCTATACCCCGACCAGCAATACGAGCCTTAACGTTTAATTGAAGGTTCTGGAATCCGTTTGTCGTAAAAACGTATTGATACCCTTTTGAGTCATTGGTCAATGGGGTCAGATCTTCAGGGTCGTAATGCGTTACGATGCCAGCACCAAAGAAGGGGCCACCATCCAGATCAAATTCGATCTGACCGCCGTTGCTGGTCTGGAAATAGATATAAAACTGGTTTTCTGCCCAGGGGTCACCCGCTTTGGTACGTATCCAGCGCCAGTCAATGCCCGTTATTTCGGCAACCTGAACAACAGGAACCGACACGGTAACAACCAGACGCCCTTTCTCAACGCCACCTACTTTTGAAATAATCGTTAGGGTTTGCCCATTCGTCACGTTGGCATTATTGGCCAGTGTCAATGAGGCATTCGCGCCACTGGTAAGACTCACACCGGTAATGGCTGCGCCGAGCAATTCATAGGTTTCATTGCCAACGCTCTCTGCGGTTTCGCCTACCAGATTTTTTAGCTCATAGGTTTTGGTCTGCCCTTTCTGAATGGTAGCGTCGCCAACCAGAACATACACCTCAGTGGTCGGCTCGGTGGCTGTTAGATTCAAAATCGCTTCCACGTTGCCATTGCTGACCAGAAACGAGCCGTACAGGATCTGGCTTAATCCTTCAATCTTGACAATGTGAATACCATTGGTAGTAAGTCCAGTGAAGATTGAATAGAACCACCATTGCTTATTGAGGACCGTCTCGGCGCTACTGCCCTTCGTCGCTGGAGCCGGGGTAGAAAACGTACCGCCTGGTTTTTTTAGCGATACGATTGGTGCAATTTCCATGTTCGGACTAATGCGAACAATCGCCTGATCCTGCGCATCCTGAAACTGGACAAGCCCCTCAAGTAGTGTACTTTGAATTGGAAAGAAATTCGTATACGTCGCAAAGGCTCCATTATCCTGCGTCGTTTTGAACTCATAGTTATACGTCTGGTTGACGTTTAGGTTCGCCGGTACCGATCCACTGAGTACAATTTCCCCCTGCGAATTCTTGCCGGCTGATAGAAACGCCGGTTTAATCAGCGCATCATAATCAGCGATGCTGTGCCCGTCGGCGGCTGTTGCCGAGGTGAAGGGGACCGTCCAGATATAATCTTTGCCGGGAATCAATGGCGGTGGGGTGAGTGTGCTCCATACCGGTTTAACCGTTGGAACCTCTCCCCCTCCATCACAGTTTGGATTCACCAAAGCCAGGTCGCCAAGGTAATCAGGCCAGCTCACTACCAGCGCATCCGGTGGATTGACACCGTTCGTCCTTTGATACGTTGGTGGTCCAGCCCATGCCGCTTTCTTGCCGTCAGGGCGAAGCATAGGATTGCCGTCCTTATCCTTGAGTGAAAATATGAGTGCGTGATATGTCTGCATTACGTAGTCAGATTATATTGTTCAAGGCGCAGCGTTTCAGAAAAATCGGTAGGTATCTGACCAATGGGCGATAGTACAAAGTGGCTATTGTCGGGGTAGGTCAGATCGAAAAGGCCCAGCAATGGATTACCCTTTTTATCGGTCATCGTGGCGCGGATCTTATCACCGGGCAGGTCGAGATTGTGCAGCAGGGGCACGTTGAACTTGTCGTTGGTAATGGTAAAATCTTCGACACTTTTGGGAGGCATAGGCAGGTCAATACAGCCCTCGAACACCACCGTATACGTGCCGCCAGTGCCCAGACTCGATAGCAGTTGCGAGGCATTCAATACGCCGATCTTCTTGATACCGCCCGGCATATTGATGGGCACAAGCACCTGTGTTGCACTGGTAGCCGATGGAAACGAGGGTGCATGAAACTCGGCAGCCTGAATCTCACGGGTTGTTACGTTGCCATTGTCGGTAGCTACCTGAAGGTCAGGATTCAAGCCAGCATTTAGCGCTTCAATCTTATCGTCCAAATCCTCTGGACTAACCCAAACATCATTAGCCACACCAGCATTAAGCTGCGCCTTGCTCGCCTTACGTGCGATACCGGCAATGTTTTCAGTGGCATAAGGAGGCAACGCACCGCTACCACCGCTACCCTCTGCGAGTAGCTGAGCAACAGCCGAGGCAGACACGGGCAGGTTGTTGCCAACGGTCACCTGCGTTTTATCGGTCACCAGTTTGGTGCTCCACTTCGCCGGATGAGTTGCTGGTGACTGACCGGTTGCAGCCGCTATGAGGCACTTATGCAGCACACCGTCGATGATAACCCACTGATTGACTTTATAGCCTCCCTCTTTTTCAGGGTCGAACTCTAAAGCCGTTGACTCAGCAAGGTTCTCCATCCACGTACCAACCCGCGTGGCTGTATTTGCCTTGAGAACAAGTTCGTTCTTGATCTCAATGGCCTTGTTCAATATGTAGGATAGCGGCTTAACCACGGTATTCGATAGTTAATGGTTTGGTTGCAGCCTGTTCGCCGTCAAAAATTTGCAGTACCGCATACTCGACCGTAGCGGCCGGGTCGGTATTGACTCGAATCCGTTGCACGTAATCGCTCTGATTCACATCATCGGTGGTCGTGCTGACTTCGCCACCAGCTGCGTTATAGTAGGTGGTAACCAGTTGAAAGGATTCGTCTGGATCTTCTGCCAGCCATATCGATACGTCACGGTAGTAGCCACGAAAGGCAATAACTGGCTGCGCGGGTACGATCCATTCACGCAAGGCAGGGGCAGCGTATTTATTTAAATCAGTCTCCCCATCGGGCGGTAAGGTCTGAGCCACCGAGACAATAAACCCGAGCGGTATTTCAGCCTCTCCCTCTTCGGACAGGGAGGTAAACGATACCTCGACTTTATCTGAAAAATCGGTATCGTCCCGAGTCAGTCCCGTATCAACCAGTAGCGGCCTGACGCCGAGGTTTAACCGGTTGCGTATGTCGATACGTGTCGTTAGGTCGGTCTTATGGACTGGCGACTCAATCGCTGAGATATCGCCGTTGGACTTGCCGACCGTCGCTCTGATGTACTCCCATTCATAATCACCGGGCGATTCAGCCATGCATACCAGTGGCGTCATGGCCGACATGAACCCGGCACCGGGATTGGTGACCGAGTAGGCGCCGACGGTAACCGTGCTGCGCGTCAGGTTGGCAGTATACGCACCAGCCCCAATAAACGTAGTGTCGGTGGTGACTGACCACGGCTCATAGCCACGGGCTAGCACCTGAATGGTATACACCTGACCGGATGGCAGACCAAACGTGCTTAGAAATACTTTATTGACTTTGCCGAACGTGTCAGTAAATGGGGCAACGTCGATGCCCATTGAATTGAAAAGCACATTGGTCACGTCAACACTGGTGGCATTCAATATGCGTATCTGCGCACCGGACAGCCCATCACCATTGGGGCGAAGTGCAGTCAGGTTGAATGCTTTAAATGTTGGTAGTGCCATCTAGTTGAACAGGATTGATTTAGCGGATTTAAATAAGACTGGTTGTAGATCGACTTTAGCCAGACCACGCACCCGGTCGGCGGCTAGCGGTTCACTGAGTACACCGCCACGGTTGAACGGATTGGGCACGGGTGTGCCTTCACGGGCTTGCTTGACAGCAATGGCATAGACGGGAATGTTAAGCCCTTTCTCCTGTAGCCACTTTTTCAAGCCTTCGACCTGAGCCGCTGCGGGTTTGCCCGATCGGTTTGGACCACGGCCAACCTGTTGGAAACGAAAGCGGGAAAGCCCGAGCATTACGAGCCGCTTTTTACTGCCAGTTGATTCAACTTTAACCTGTAGCGATTCGGCCGATTGACCCGACGACACTAACCCACGGTCACGCTGTGACTTTTGTACATCGGCAATGAGCTTGCTACCCAATGCCTGCAATGCTTCATCCGTTGTCAGTAGCATATCGATACAGCGTTGGGCTTAAGGGTGAGCGTTAATTGGATGGCGTCGAAGTTGCGACTGGTTAGGTTTAGCCCCATTCGAGCACGGGCACCGGACACCTCACCCTGCTTGGTTAAGCGATTAAGAACCCGGCGCATTTCAATGTCCAGGGCGTCAAAATGGGCTTTCTTTTGCTCGGGCGTGTCGTGAACTTTGGAGGGTGTGCAGATATCCAGTGCTAACTGATGGCGATACTCAAGAGCGCCCTGACCATCAAAGTTGAGGTCGGCCGTAAAGTAGCCTTCGTGAAACAACAAAAACCCGGATTGAAGGCTTTGCGCCACATCATCCAGGTCTTTATTGGTACCGTACCCAAAGGCCATACCAAGTTGAGCCGCAATTGCTTCCAACTTATTCAGCATAGGAAGCAAGTTACAGTGAGGCTATTTTGAGGAGGGGTTTTGTAGCTTGTGTAAGCGTTTTAGATATGTGTTTTTTTTGTGTTCAGCCACGAGGGCGTTCATTGCCCGATCGAATATCAACGAACGGGTTGATTCGGGGTAGTTGATCCTGAAAATATCCGCGAGATGAAGGCTGGTAAAATGCATGTCAAATGCTTCCACGCCCGGCGTCTGCGCTCGTGCCATTTCTTCCAGCGGGTCAACGGCAACAGGACCACGCTGATCCTTCCAGTATTGGTAGGATTTATAAAATTGCGCAAAAAAAAAGCGGACACGGCCAATGCTTCCAGGCATGGCATAGCTGAAATGATGGGCAACAGTTCGGCGGCATGGTGTCGGCTTACGTAGGGGTCAGTGCGAAGAACAGGCCACAAGAAAACGGGTAGTAGTTGGTCAGCCAGATTAGCCGAGTCGACCGGTTGCTTTGCCTTTTCGCGGGCACGTATCACTAAATCAATATCCCACATCTGCCCAACGGTAGCCACCGCGCCGAGGTCATGGGGTAGCTTATGTGTCACACCATCGATGGTAACGGTTTTGGGTAGTTCGGGCTTTAGGGCTGGCTCTTTTTTCAAAAAATCAAGCCGCTCGACTATGAACAGACTGGCATTGAATGGAAGGGTTTGGCTCTTGAAATCGTCCTCATCCATTCCACACAATGCGGCAATGATGGCATAGGGCGATGTATCGCTATCGCTCTGAGCAATGGCCATGAACTGAGCAAGTGTTACCTCTGCCCATGACGTAGGTATATCAAACTCGAAATCGCCGGACTTGAATCGTTGCATGTTAGAACTTCCAATAGTGTTTATCAATCCACCTGAATATAGGTGCGGTCTTTTGGAGTAGGCAAAGGCCGAGCGGTCCGACGACAAAGCCCACAATAAGAAAGTACAGCCACGCATGAAGCATGTTCAATGCCTTTAGTCCAACTAGTACCAGCCAGCAGGGTAAGCCAACACAGATGGCAAGCAGCACTAGTATTGTCAGTATCAATGTGTAGTTTTTCATTCTGTCCATTCGTATCTAATGTGACCACTATGCAACTTCATGTTTTGCAAACATCGTATGACCATTGCCCGAGTATCGATCACCGGACGTAACTTCTTAGGTGCCAGCATCTCACGCATTTCGCGGCGGCTGCATGGCCGAGTCGTGAATATGTACGGTGGGCACTCCATTGGCGGTAGCTTGATTGGTATGTCAGGGCAGGTCATGAGTCGATATTTTTGAATAGGTCGTTTTGCACAAAACCATCATACCAGTTATTTAAAAACTCCATACCCGCAACACTGAAATAACCTTGAAAATCTTCAGTGTTTGGTTTCGTCGCAGGGTATAAGCCTCTAAGCAAGTAATAGCCTATCGTATCGGCCTGTTGCTCCTCGCTGACTAAATCAGACAACAACATGCTCCTTTTATCATAGTGCCCAGTTATTACTTGAATTGAATGACCTAGTTCATGGCAGAGGGCAACCTTGTGATAATCATTTGAATCGCTGTTAGTTACCACTATTCGTTTGCCGATAATATCACAATACCCTCCACAATCATCCGCCTCTTCGCTTTCGTACTCATAGTCAGCCAGCACACCCACGACCTCAGCAAAGTCACTATGATCAACAAGCTTCTTTTTGTTGGCAAGCTTAATCATTTCATCAACAACCCTGCATATATCACGGGTAAGCAGTAACGGCGATATACTAGGTAGTATCTGCGCCTTGTGGTCGTAAAGTCTAATGATGTTGCTCATGCTAATACGTTCGTCCTTGTGCGGTTGGCACTCTCCGTGCCCGTGCTCCACCGGTCGGCGGCTGGTGGCGATGCTGATCGTAGGCCAATGCTAATGCCATCACGCAGTCATCATTCAATCCTTCGGGTGCTGAATACCTGAGGCCGCCACTACGTGAGTAGCTATACTCGAAACTATATAGCTCGTCTTCGAGCGCCCCACCTTCAGGAAACGTCAACTCATTATTTTGAAATGCTGTTGCCAGTGCTTCAATAAGTCGCTGCTTGCTCTGCTGGGAAAATATAAAACTCTCGGTGTAGCGTCTGCCCTTTTGCATCCTCTCAACAATCACGGCGCCAACGCCCGTACCATCTACGGCAGTCGGTATGTCGGGCAGGTTGCTAATGGTATTGGTGGTTTGTTCCCAGTCCATTTGATACCTTTTGAAATGGCAAACTTCCTTTTCTTCATTTAATCCAACCTCAACGGTGAAGTCAACCCGTGAAGCCAGGTCAATGCCATACGACGTAGCAGGACCTTCGCCTAGTCCCTTGCGTTTAGCTCGGTCGAGGTTTTGAACGCCAAATGGGTTGCCGCCATCATCAGAAGTCTCAGCCTCGTAGAGTTGCCTAAATACATGTGGCGGTAACTCTGACTTTGCCTGAACTACCTCTTTGAGTGGTAGCCGTGCTTTTTTCTTGAGTGGCTTAAAATTAGAATAGGCATGAGCAAGGAGCTTATTATACACCTCCTCCATCCGTGCCCGGTTGTCATCATCGTGACCAAGTATCTTGGCTTTGGCTGCCTTAACTTCGTCCACGCTCAAAGGCCCGGTCATTACTGCATCCCAGCCAGTCACTTTAAAATGTCGATACTCGGGATCTTCGCCGGACCTGGCTTTAAGTGCCAGCTTATAATACCATCCACGCCCAACAACGTTGGCGATAAACTTGCACTTACCACCGGTTGAGGTGAGCGTTGACCGTATAGCAAACCAGGACGCTTCCTGAGCGCGTGAGGCTTCATCAAATACGACAGCGTACACATCTTCACCATACAGACTATCGGGATTGTCGGCAGACTTGAAATGAATAATCGAGCCACCGGGAAGGGTAAGCGTCAGGTTACTCTCGTTGACTTTGAAGAAGTTGCGCACATCGATCTTATTGCGCATACGGTCGAAGGCCATTTTAGCCTGGGCACGTATTGGAGCCACCCACCAAAAAGTTTGCCCCGGCTTACCCTTCAATGCCTGCTCCAGTAGCCAGAAGATCATCGGCGTTGTCTTGCCAATCTTCGTTGCACCCTCTACCACCGTGAACCGCTCCTTATTATCCATGAATGCCTTTTGGTAGGGGTACACAAAAGGTCTGTCCCAATGGATATGAATGACGGGTCGTTGGCGGGTGCGGTTGCTCATTGTCTAGGGCGAATCTTATAGAGCAAATACGGCCAGCACAATATCATAATTAGTGGCTTCCAACGTTCAGTCAATTCGTTTTGCGGGTGAATGTATTGCCCGCAGATAAGTCCAAAGACAACACCCGCTGCGAGGTATATGATTTGGAGAAACAAGACTGTCACGGCTATAGTAAATCCCATCTTATCGTACATTGATACTCATTCTTAAAGCTTGACTCCGAAACGTTGTAGCCTGCGCGTTCGAGTGCTTTAATGGTATTCGTAGTCGGCTTTTCATAGATGCACACCTTCATCTCGCCTTTTTCAATAGCCATATTAACGAGAGACGTAACGTAGTTCAGATTCTTAGCGTCATTGGCTAGTCTGCTAACCTCAACGTATTCACGGGCCACATTGGCCGGAATCAATTTACCATCCTTTAAAACGTCCTTCACGAGTCTTTTGCTGATATAAGGGTGAGGGTCAGGCATAACTACACGTCGGCGGCTTCTATAGCTTTTCTCATCTGCTTGTCAATGCCAGCTATATCATAACCGGCTGTAGTAATAAACTCAGGCTCAAGTAGTTCCATTGCCTGATAGATGCGATAGTTATTTGGATTAATGAATGGAGCACCTAAGCAGGCATACCCGTTATCAATCGCCAGGTTGACCTCTTGCACTAAGTGCTCAGGTTCAGTTGACATTAAGATTTGATATTTCTTCTTTCCAGACATTTGTCTATAAAGTTAGGACAAAATTCAAATAAAAAAGCGAACGCCGTTGCTAGCCAGCGTTCGCGTATTGGGCTCCCCGACAGGATCAATCTGCAAAGCAGTGAGCCGAATTTACATAGTTAAACTCAGTTTACAAAATGCAACTATTTTTGAGAATTATATTTCCGATCAAGGCCAATAATGAGAAATATATATTCCAGCATATACGCTTAGCGTATGTCTTTTGTAGGTCGTTTGTCCGTACAGCGTGTGTACAGTGTACGCACAAAAAAGGGTGTAACCATCGCTACACCCTGTAATCAATATTGCTTACATACTCTTAGGGTATGCGATGCAAATCCGCATCACCCAAAATGCCTATTTCAATCAGTATGAGCACTTTTGATACAAACCTGCATCACTTAAAAGGTTGCTAACTGACAACCTCAATCATCGTCATCATTGCTCTTCTTAGGCTCATCGTCTTCCATGTTCATCGTTACCCGAATAACAGGAGGTAGGCCCACATCGATCTTATCACGCCACGCATCGGGTTGCCGGTTCTTCAGCCAGTTCATTGCTGCGCCTGGGTCGGGTGGATAGTAGAGGTCGGTTTCAACCTCTTTCACCTCCTGCTTATAATCACCAGTCGATACGACGAAGAACTTTTTTTCTTTGATCGTGAAGCCAGTAGCGCGTTTGTATAGTCCCTCTGCCACCTTCGCATCAGCATACGCGCGCCCGCGATAGACTGAGGCCCGAAACGAGGGATTTTCTTTAAACCACGTTTTTACTGTTGTCAAACCTATGCCAAAGTCATTGGCGAGGTCTTTTAATGAATGTCCGAGCAAAGAATATCGATACGCTTCCTCATCGTGAACAGTCGCATCGTAATCGGTTTCTTTTGGTTTTAAGTTTTGATTATTAGCCATCTGAGTAAAGTGCTTATTCTATACCCTAAGTTACGCAAATTATGCTTGTGCGTCGGTAGGGAGCATCGGGGTTTGTCCTTCATCGTTATCAGGCCTGCCTCGCTGCCTGGGTATTTCAGGTTCAGGCTCCCAATAATTAGAACCGTCGTGACTAGGCCACTCATTGTCAGGACTTGGAATGATTATCCATGCGGCTACCCCTCGGGCTATTTCATAAACTAGGTCGAGGTTGTTATTGATTTCCTGCTCCCGGGTCCAACCTTCTATTGGCTCGTCATCAAAACTATCGTAGCGTTCACAGTTCCAGTAATACACACCCTCATCATGAGCGTACCAGCCGCTCACAATGTTGTAATCTTTGATGGCTAATATCAGGTCATATTTTTCCTCAAGCTCCCCGTTTTTGATGTCGGGTGGAGGTGTGCTGGCCGGGTACCATTTGCCTACTTCAATGTCGGTGCCCTCTACTAGGTTGCTCATGTTGCTGCTGTTTAAATGGGCGATCAATATAAATAAATGCCGTCAAAAACGGTATTATGAAATAAGCCTATACACTGGAAAGTATTTTTTAGGTACCGGCCAATGTATAGGCTTTTCTATGCAACAACTCGTGCTATACTACGTCTTGTGTAATACCCCCCCCCTGTAAGCAAGGTTGCTTACAGGGGGGTTAAATGAAAGGTATGTCGCCCGTATCCGTTGCAGATGGGTTGTCGCTCCCCGCGTAAGGATTGATGCCACTAGCCGCTTTTCGCTCATGCATCACAGCGTCGGCGTAGTAGTTGGGAAACTGTTTGCTGAATCCTATAGCCACTTCAATAGGGCTTTCATCTAGTATTATATTATGAAAGGCGTCCAATGTGATGCGTAGAAACGTTGTATGTGGGTCTTCTGAGTTAACGTTCTTTGGCGCATTGATTGCACCAATGACTTGCCCCAAAAGATTAACCATCTGCTGATAATTCAACTCAGGGCCTTTTATCTGTCGATCAACATAGTACTCGCCAAAGTGCTGCTTAAGTACTTCATCGAGTTCACTAATCCGATTATCCTGAATAAGCGTCGATACCATGCCAATGACAGAGAATGTTTGAGCTAAGTCTTTAGGCGTCGACTCAACAATCTCAATCGGTGTGATGAGATGGCTAACCATCGTAATGAATTGGTCTTTAATCTGTGTGCTATCCATTGTGTTTGGGGTTTGATTGTTAAAATCCTAGTTCGGGGTCGTAGCCGTCGTAAGTATCGGTGCTGGCCTCATCGGTCGGCGGTTGCTGTTGCTCGGTGGGTGGATCGGGTTGTCTAGGCTCTTCATCTGGAAATAAAGTGGAGGTCATTCGACCAGGCTGGCCGTAAATCAGATAGTCCAGGTCAGAGGTGAAAGGCGTTCCAAGCTCAGTAAATCGACCAACGCCAACGTCGAAATGAAACGACTGCATGCCAAGTTTGCCGTAGAAGAAGTACTTCACCTTTTGGACCCATATGTCAGTAGTGTTCTCTTCATAGTTACGATAGCAGGTTATACCGTTATGAGTTTTATTGAAAAAGTTGGCCGACCCTGATATATTGTAAAGGTTGGGTACTACGAACTTTTTGCCCTCCTTGAGCATCTTGGTTGTGTGAGCGACAAAAAATATATGCACCTTATACTTGAGCGCAAAGCGTGTAAGCTTCTGATAAATCTGACTGACGTACTCCCCCTCGGTCTGCCATTGTTCGCGCTTATCTTCAATGCAGTTATAGGGTCCAAGTGAAATATACTTGACCCCTTTTCGTAGGACCATCTCTGCGCACTTGACTAAGAGCCCATCAATGGTTAGGTCAGCGTTGATATGGTCGACAAAAAACAAATGAGCGTTAAGGTATTTTTTAGCGTAATCATACTGCGCCGGGTTCACGGAGTTGTGGCGGTCGTGGCGGTAAAAGGTTTTACCAACAAGCTGCTGCACGGCCTTGGTTGCCTGCACCCATGCCTCCTCTTCTGGATTGAAGATAAATGACTTCTCACCATAGCGCACGGCTTTACGAATCATAATTTGCCGTATAAACTCATCTTTTCCATGCTGAGGAATACCCGTAACGGTGGTTACCTGTCCAGGTCCAAAGTTGAGCAACGCATCAAAACCCTCATAGCCAATCGGCTCGATCTTTGGCCATCCATTTTGATAAACATCGTCCATGTCCGGCTCGAGATCTTCAAACGTTAGTACGTCTTCAATAGGCGGAGCGGTGGCCGTACTCCATAGCTTACGCACGGCATCATTGCCATGTTTAATTAGTACCTCGTTAGCATCTTTGCAACCTTCAGGATACTCAACCAGCCAACACCGATGGCTGCCGAGTCGACGTACTAACTCATCACGTAGCGCACGGCCTGGCTCGTCTCCGTCTGTTGCAATGATAATCTTAAACATGACGTCAAACTCACCCGCGCAGTTATCCAGATATTCAAGTTTTGCGCTGCCCTTGCTGGCGCCGTTAGGCACACTGGTTGCCCCATAGTAGCCTGACTGATAAAAAGCCATCGCGTCAATTTCGCCTTCACAAATCAGCATCTCGGTTCGACCTTTGAGTGAGTTGAGGTTGTATAGAATCAACTCAGCATCTTTGGTCATCTTGAAGCACTTGAGTGGGTCCCGATACTTGATGTTAACCAGATCATCACCTCGGTAATAGTTGAAGTTGATGCAGGTTCGTTTGCCAGCTTTATGGCCGTCCTTCTCAGGCATCCACTCTTGCGACTCGGTAACTTTGAAGTACTGGAGCGTTTCGCGGGTAATTTTGCGATCTTCAAAAAACTTAACGGTACGGTCGGCAAGGGGTACATGGGTAACGTTGGGCTTGGCGTATTCACGCTGTTGCCGGTAGTACTCCCTACCCTCCTGTTTTTTTTCCTCAGCCGTCTTGCCATCTACTACGCCCTTCCATCCGCAATTAAAACAGTGATAGGTACCTTTATCCAGATTAACTGACAGCGATTTGTCGGTTTTGTTTTTGCGGGTATGTGAACATGTCGGGCACTTGACCTTTTGCTGTTTACTATTGCCGCGAATCTCAATTCCTAACTCTTCATAAGTTGCCATAGTGAATTTTTAATAGACCATCTCCTTTTCGGTAGGTCGCGATGAGGGTTTGATTGGATCGAGCCAAACAGCACCGTTCAAATAAGACAGGGGGTTTTTGCGATAATTGACGTCCGGATGCTCTTTGATGTAGAGCGGTACGTGCTCAAGTATTGCCTTGTGATCTTCGGGCTTCAACTTACCCCATTTTGCCTGACACTTTTTACGGTCAACCTTCTTGTCGTAGGTGTCGTAAAACTGCTCAAACAAATCAGGCACACTAGATGCGTCAGCATCGTTAGTATTATCTTTATTTACTTTATCTTTATTTACTTTACCTTTAGCGTTGTGACTACCGCGTGACTCCTTGCGGACATTTTTGGGAACTCCCTGTTTATCACGTTGTTGTGATTTTCTTTCAGCGTCTTTTTTTCGTTTTTCCTCGTAAGTTTCCACATACGACAACATTCGTACACTCAAAGTTTCACCATTCTTTGTGCAAAGTAGTCCGATACTTTCCATGAAAGTCCAGCACTTTTCGAGCCTCCTTCCTACATCCAGCTGCTTCTTAAGCACGACTGTTTTTATGGGTTTCTCTTGAGCAGCCAACCGTTCCAGAGTGGTATAGAAAAGACCTAAACCTTCATAGCCAAAGGCCATATATAGCTCAGATATTTTCTCATCCTGAAAGGCGTTGGTATCGTGTAAGAAGTACTTCATGGGTCAGGTAATTAGATACGGTCCTCTACTGGCAGTCTCTTTGTTTTTACGTCTTCGTACGTGAAAGGGTCAATGCCAAATCGGTCACCAAGCTTTTGTATGACAATCTTGAGTCTGGCCATTAGTTCGTACCACTCCCGTACCAGCAAGTCATGACTGATGGTAAAGAGAACAAAACCAATCACTTCACGGCTATGGGTCTGATACAGCTTGATAAAAGCCTGCACCTCCTTGATTACCGCATGCAGCGTCTTTCGATGCCCTAAGACATAGCGCAGGATATAGATTTGAATTGAGTCAGCCCACGCGAAGAGGAAAATAGTATATTCAGGATAGCCTAGTTCCTCCATCCGCTTTGAGTAACCGGGTGAAGTCCATGCCAGCGCAATAGCCTTCTCCCATTCGTAATCCACGATCAACCATGTAGGCTTTCTCGACTCGGGAGTGGCTAACCTGAGCGACTCAAAAGAGTTATAATCTAACTTACGGTTAGTCATATACGTTGTCGATATTGGCGGTTTTGCTCATTCCGTTTTTGACGTTCGATAAATCCAAGTGCTGTGCGTTTCCAGTCCTTCATTGGCTTGCGCTCAGGTCGCCAGTGGGTCGCTGCCGATGGCTTTCTAGTGACCGTCCATCCGTTCGCCTGGTAGCGTTCAAAGAATGATCTTGCAAGCTCAGGTGTGCTTTTTTGTTCCCGGAAGTATTTCACTACCTCCGGGAGTTTGGGCTGCTTCATAATGAGCGGTGAAGGTCATCGACGCTCTCAGTAAGTGTTGACTCACGTGGAGCGAATAGTTTTAAAATTTCAGTCGCGCATCCTACGTGGTCATTCCATACCTTATGGGCGGCAATGATGGCCTGCGATACCTCGTAGAACTTATTATAGTTGTCAAGGCAAAATTCAACATCAATAGCCTCCTGAAGCCGCTCAATTTCGCGTTGCTCCTTCATCTCTTTACTGGCAGGCCAGAGAATCAATGCACCATTAGCAAGCTGCTCATAGCCTGACACCAAATAAGTATCTCCCATCTGCTCCTTATACCTCTCCCACTTCGCAGACTCGACACCACCATAAATAGCAACCATAACCAGCAACTCTTTATACTGTCCTATATCACTGGGTAGGTCAGTCGCTGAGCCGAAGCCAAAGCAGTCTGTAATGTCCTGAAATGGATTATGCGGTTCAGGCTCTTCGTCCGGCTCAGCGAAGGAATACCAATAGTCTGCATAAGGCTTAATATTACCAGCCGCAAAATCAAAGCAGGTTTGATGTAGCTTGGCTAGATGCATCCATAAATTTCGAGCCTGTACGCACATCCGGTGAAGTCGTACCCGGCTTTCGTCATCAATGTTGAGTTGATGTTTCGGGTATCCGTAGGCTTCACTTTGAAGTGTAAAGGCGTATTCGTCAGCCTGAATAGCTACAGAAGCAAACGTAGTTAAATTGAAAAGTGGCTTCACTTTGGTTGGCTCCATCTTGTTAGTCCATTAAATAGAAGTTCGTTGCATCATAGCCAGCATCGCGCAGGTGGTTGCCAATGGCTTCGGACGCTACATGGCGCTTGTTAGCCTGACCGTCCGAAGTCGGGTTAATCATATAACCCCTACCGCACCAACCCCAATCACCTTTATTAGTCGTTACGCCTGCTTTAGCCAGCGCTTCGACTACCTTACGTTCACGTATCATGGGTATAGAAAGCACTACACCATCCATGTTGCAGGCTCCGCCATCATCAATGGCATCAGCGGCCAATTTGCCAGCCTCCAGTGCGGCCTTTACGTCAGCCGTTAGTTGTTCTAAGTCGAGAAACATTTTTATTTTAGGTTATTCAGGACGTGGGAAACCTTCTTTATCCGGATTGTACAGCAGGTAGCCAACAGTTTCGCCGGCACGGTGCTTGTTCCATGCCTTAATGACCAAAGCCAGTCGCTCAACCGGACTTGAACGGATATTCTGAACTTTGTACTTCTCCAGCTTTTTGCGCAATACGTACTCAGGTGATTCCTCCTGAAGATTCAAACCCGACGCAATGGACTGCAAAAAGGCGAGTGCCTGCTCTTCATCGATCTTACCAAACAGCCAGTAATAAAACGCCCACTCAGTAGGGCGGCAAAACTGGCAGTCTCTATACCATACCGAACCTTTATTGTAGTACTTTACCACGTCGTGATTTTCGACGTAATCAAGTATCTCACCATGCGGGATGGCTCCACGATGAGCGCGGCCCGTACTCTCCAATACGCTGTACATGCGCCCCTGCTCGTAGCTTAATATCATGCGTACCAGCCCCGCAACGTTGCGATTGTTAGCATGTCCAGCGATAGAAAGCACGTCAGCAGCTGAGCGGTTTTTGCCCGTATCGAGTACCCTGAAAAGCTTATCCGGCAGGTTGCGAATAATCAAAAGCTTTTGCGCAATGCCTGATTTAACGATTGCCGTTAGACGGTGCTGACCATCCATCAACCGGCCTGATTCTCCAAACCGAATCGGATCATACGTCATTTCCCAGACACCAGCACGCATCTGCTCGGCAAGGAAATTAACGTGCCCAGGCGTTAACGGGCGATTGTGAATATTATGAACCAAAAAGGTTTCAGCTATTTCGGGCGTTACAAGCTCAATAGTAGCCTGTTCAATAACTTCCTGCTCAACAGCAGTATCAACATCAATTAAATCTTCCATGTGGTGATTAGTAAAGAACCTGCCAGGAGCACCCAGCAGGTTCAGGTGAGAAATTAGGACGCTGTTTGCAGGTACTTGGACGCGATAGCGTGTAGGTTGTCAATCTGCCCCTCGCGCTCGACCGCTTCGATATACGGCTCTTTGGTGTTGGTACGGTGCAGGGCTGCATTGAAGTCATAGATTGCCAGCATCTGACCATAGAGCCACGTCCATACGCGCCGGTATTCGATATTCTTGCTCTGTCCGTATGCCTTCACAATCTCAACCACCTTGCCCCGCGTCGATTCCGGGTTAACAGGTCGGTCGCTATCGCTCACCAACAGAGCTGCATCATCGGGTTTGGTGTTGGCGATCTCAAAAGCCACCTTAGCCGATACCGTTGTAATGGCAGTGCCCGTTTTGCTAAACAGGGTTTGCGAAGCCAGTTGAAAGAAGGTGAGCACGGCATCCAGTTTGCCCTCTAACTCCACCAGTCGAGTCTCAACATTGCTAGGCTTATGGTTCTTCTCGGCTTCGACGGCCGCAATAGCCTGCTTGAGCAACCGTTGCGCTGGGGTTAGTTGCTCATCGTTTTCATCTCTCTCTACTGGTTGTGTGTCACCCGCCGGGGTGGGTGGGTTAGTATCATCGTTAACTTGATTAACGTGGACAGGTGACTCAGTAGGCTCGTCTGTTTCGCCGTTTTTGATTCTGGTCAACTCGCCCTCGGCCCAGGGTGAACGGTCTTCTTTTGCCAGCAGAATAGCCGCGTCGATTGTAAGCACATATTCGAGCACTTTTCGTCCCGTGTCAGGGTGCTGAATCTTGGTTTTGATGTAATCGGTATTCTCAACCAGACCCAAAGTTTTGACTCGGTTGTTGATCCAGTTACAGAACTGATCTTTAGGGTCTTTATAGCCTGAAAAGGCGATGCAGAGGCTACGACCGGATATGATGAAATCGCCTGACGTAGCAGGGTAAACATGAATGTACTGTTGCATGGGGTTGTTAAGGTTTACTAATTGTAGCTGTTAGCGTAAATTGATAAGGCTGTTCGCCGGTCAGTTGAAGTAATTCAGGATGCTCAAGGGCATTGCCAGTTACCAGATCGTCAACGCCCTCGTATAAATAGCAAGGGTCGTATTTATCAAAATCAGTTAGTGCCTCCAGAGGAATAGAACAGAAAGCACCTCGATAATAAATGACTCTGTAGAACCTTGAATAAGCGTAGGGCCAGTGAGGGGGGTCTTTTTCTATATCGAAACGGAGTATATCACCCTCCCACACCTTACGCCCAAAAGGATCACGACAACCAGTGTACTGCATTAAGATGCAGTCCTTACGCTTTAATGGATGGTCGACTATTGCATAGTTCTCAGCATCTGTCTTTTTGTCATCCCAACGAAACGTTACGAAGTCCACATCGAAGTCTATGTTATAGTGCATAGTCTTCGATGGAATGTGCCACGCTCTAAACTGCAACGGCCTCCGATAGAAACTTTTCTTTGACATAATCGGGTAGCAGGTTGAAGTTTTCAAACACATTACCTATTATTCTCCTATAGTCGTAACCCTCACTGATGACTGATTGCATGGCCGCTAGGGTCTGTATAGGCTCCAAAGGATAAAATTGTAATTCGCCAAAAGCGCCGTGCATGAACTGAATAACGGCATGGTGTTCATATAGCGGATCTTCGTCTTCATCGGGGTCATCCAGTATGCAGGAGTAGTAAAGAATATCGCCCTCAAAGATTTTATTACCCTCACAGTCAAGCACTCCGGTGAACTGGAGCAATTCGCATTCGTGAAATTTGAAAGGAGACTCATATACATCATCCCATTGCTCAATCGATGCATCGCCGTCTAACTGATGGGTTATTGTTTCGTCTTCAAAACAGATGCTATGTACAGGGTACATGCGTTGTGTTGGCTTATGCCAGACACGAAACTCAAGCGGCCGCATTCTCAGGAGTGGATTCAAGGTCATCTAACTCCTTATCCTGCGCGCCGTGGTAGTAAGCCGTTAGTAGCTCATATAACCCGTTATAAAACCAGATGTGTTGCTTAACACTATGATAGTCCTTCCGTGGCGAATTGTCATCAATCTCTTCAGGAAAGCGATCAATAGTCAACATGAAGCCATGTTGAAGGAAATCCCTCATGCACATCAGGTTGTCAGAATTGTAGCGATTTGAGAAGAACGAGTTAATAAACCAGTGTATGTCGGTGCCTTTAATTAAAGCCACAACTAGCATATCCAGAAACTCGAATACTTGCCGAACATCATCAAGACGTTGCGTCCAATGCCCGGGGATTGACTGTGTATCCGTTACGACATCATCACAAAAATTTAATACCCAGGTCAAGCAGCATCGGCGAAGTTGACGAACATATTGAATCGACAGCCGCTTATCTCCGCTCAGAGTTCGAGGTATCTGCAATTGATAGAAATCCTCAACCGATAAACTGAAGTCGTCGGGCCAAAGCCCAGTTGCCTCAACTACCGATTTTTCGCGCCACCAATTGAGTCTATCACCAGGAACCTTGCCCATTGGAACTTTAAAGGTGTCAGCCAATTCAGAATTAAGTTCGGGGGTTAACCGGTATCGATTTGCAAGGATCTCTAGTGTAGCTAGGTCAATACCCCGTTTGCTGGCTTTTAAAATGTCGTCTTTGGCAATTGCGTTGAGTCCGTCTAGGTTTGGCATACGGACCTCATGCTGTTTTTGAAAACTGCTCATAATTTATTGTGATTTAAAAAGTTGCGTGATTAACAAAACAGCTTCTGTACTCCGCTTCCTGCCGTTCGTAAGCTTCCTTATCCTCGGTACCGTTTAAGTTTTTTATTAGAAGGTCTTGGAAATATTGACCCTTATGGGCTTGAGCTTTCAGATAGTTGTGGAAGCCTATTTTGCAGACGCTTTCAAAGATTTGGCGTTGCATCTCCTTTGCTGTGTCGTAGTCTTCCTTGAAAGAGGCTGCGCTGGATACATCTTTGCCGGTAGCGTCGTGCTCAAAAAGGACAACCTTTAGCCTTTCTTCACGAAGCATCTCAAGAGCCTCAAAGAGTATTGAGGCTTTGTTATTTTGATAGCCTTCACCCCAAATAGAGACATCCAGATCGAATGAATAGTCTGCCTCAAAATCAGCAGAGATGTACTGACTTTTGGTTTTTTCGTTTTTACGCATACATTTGTGATGATTTAAAAAGTTAACTGCACTGACCCCGACGCCCTTCGCCGGGGTTTCGTCTTTAGTGGGCTCCCGTTGACTTTGGAGTTAGTTCGTACTTTTCCAGAAAGCTCTGTTTATCCTGATCGAGCCGCTTGTTAATTTCCGCTTGATCGAAAGGGTTGTGTCTCAGTTGTTCTGGTGTTAGCCAATAGTTGTGCTGAGCCAAATTGATTGCCTTTAATGCAATCTGCTCCAATATGCCATCGCACTGATGCAGTATGTCGTGGTGCCCCTCAGCCGCTTCAAAATCACCTCGGCCGATTTCTGTGGCCATAGCCTGGACTTGTATATCTCTGTACTGGGATATAGCAAACCATGCAGTCTCTGCTATCGAACCACTGCTATATCTTGAATTTGTGTTTAGAGCTATGTCAATTGCAAGCTCGGGTTGGGGTGTTACTGTGTCCATGTTTGATTGATTTAAAAAGTTATACTGCACTGTCTTGAACCGGCATCTACGTGTCGGAGTATTTCATTTTTGGGTTAGACGCCTCAGATTGTCTTTAACCTTCGCTTTGCCTATCATCCCGTTTTTAGTTGCGTATTGGTCAGCCGCATCATCGAGCAATGCGCCGGTTGATCGGGCAAGTCCGAGTATGCGTCGGCGGTGGTTCACCTCAAAACCTGGTGCTATTTCAACCAGTGGAAACTTTAGGTGTGACATTTCTTTGCGAAGTGCTTTAGCTTTCTTGCCGCTCATAGTGGTGCTATCGTTTGTGGGTTAGATTGAACTCCTTTGCCCGTTCGCGGTCTATGGCTTCATCACGACTAGCCCGGTGACGTGCTTTCATGCGCTCAATCATGGACCGTTTCTTGTTGAGCTTTACGAACTCGGTCGGTTGGGGCAATGGGCTAGTTTGTCCACCCCGTGTGATTTTTAAGAACATAATGGGCTATATAGCCCATTGACGGGCAAAAAAATTTCCGGGTTCTTTTCAACCAAATTATCGCGCTCGGCTTCCAATTTTTTTAGTTCTTGATTCAACTTCACCATTGTTGCAAGCTCTGGTTTGGTCGTACCGCTTAAAATCTTGTAAATCCGTGGGTTAGAAACACCCATTGCAGCAGCTAGTTTTGACTGCCCATCGTCAATGTCCGCAATACGGGCTTTAAGTCCCTCAAAATCATATTTCATATGACTTGCTTATTACCGTTTATCCGTTATATTGCCGTTACATTAACGTTAAACGACCGTTAACGTAACGTTATAGCCCAAAGGTAAAAACAATTTGTGATATTTAGCCCAACGATACAAAAATTTTTTTTGCCTTATGCTGACCACACCTAATACTCCAACCGCACCCCTCTCTACCCTGGTACTTATGGATATAGTAGGCTCTCAGGAACGCAAGCGTTTGAATGAGCTTTTTATGGAGCAAGGCTGGAAGCAGGCCGAGGTTGCCAAAGACCTGGGGTATAAAGACCATAGTGTCATTAATAAATACCTTCGTGGTCGACAGCGTGTATCTGAGTCGTTTTTGTACAAACTATCTGAGCACCCACGTTACCGGGTTTCGGTCAAGTTCATTAAATCGGGCGTTGGTCCAAAGCTTTTACTCAAAGGAACCGGCAACGCGGTACATCAGGAGTCTGAAACGTTACAATTTATAACCCTCCCCTACCTGCCGGTGCCAGCACGGGCAACGTTTGCGGAGATGAGTGGCAGCGAGAATGAATATGGTTTTCCCGAAACGTGGACAATCATCCGCGATCCAAATGAAAACTATAATGAGAATTGCGTAATCGAGGTCAACGGTGACAGCATGGAACCTTACTACCCATCGGGTACAAAAGTTCGCTGCGCTCCGGTTGATCGCAGCAACTGGCAGTATATCAACTCAGGTGTATTTGCCGTGAGCTATGCCGGTTCGTTTGTCATCAAACGGATTAAGAACAACGATTTTCATAAAGGCTACCTGATGCTGCACTCCGACAATACCGAAACGGGTGGATCGGTTCAGGTGCCAATTGAACAAATACGATCAATCTTAAAAGTGTTGCGGGTGGTCGATGGGCCTGCGCGATAGATGAAACTACGTAGTACTATACCGACCTGTCTAGTGATCGCTATGGTTTGCATGGCCATCAATGGGTGTGGTGCCCTGGGTATCGGTAAAGAGTGCTATACCTGTACAACCGAAGCTGCTTTCGCTTCACAAGCGAAGAATTTTCAAAAAGTGACAAAGGAGTTTTGTGATAATGACGAGATGAACAAGTACAGGAAAGCGAACACTACAACTGTAAACGGCATAGTTATTCAAACAACCTGCGTAACAAAATAATAAAATCAGGGCCAGCCACGGGGCCATTTTGCCCCCAATATTGCCCCCAACCGATAGAGCTTGCGAACATAACTTACTGATTAACAAGCAGTAATGAAAAACATACAGAGAGGTGTCCGAGTGGTTGAAGGAGCACGCCTGGAAAGTGTGTATACGGGCAACCGTATCGAGGGTTCGAATCCCTTCCTCTCTGCAATAAATCCTAAAAATCAAGTAGTTACAAGATTTACATACAGAATTACACACAAAAACGGAGAATACACAATGTATTCTCCGTTTTTGTGTTTTTAGCTAACTACCTTAAAAGATGACATGAAACAAAGCAGATGTAACCGGTCGATTAAGTAGTCATATAATTTGTCCTGTCCTGGAGTTATTAAGAGATTCGGGACAGGACAAATGAGAATTTGGCGAATATCTAAAACTAGGGAACTTGGCACTGGTATGGACTTGCTGGATAATATTTGGGGAAATTCCTATATATGAGTTTGGTTATATTACTTTGGTAATTATCACAAATGGTTAATATATGTTTACAACAGCCCTAACAGTACTCAAAATACAATATCAGTTTGTGAAAACTGACAAAGAATATCATCTAGTGATGTAAACACAAGGTGGTATGAAAATAACATTACATCTCAGGACGGCCCTTATCGCTTTCGTTTGGCTACTGGTTGCACTTTCTCCCTTATTTAGCCAGGTAACCCATAAAATTAAAGCCCATATTACAGGCTTAAGCAGCAGGTCGGTTATTATTCAGTATTCACGGGAGGGAATGTTCTTTTATGACACTGTTAAAGTACATCAGAGTCAGTTTATGCACCCCATTGGGGAAACTGATGGATCTATTGCTACGCTTGTACTTACTACAGCAACTCAATTTTCATTCTGGCTCGAATCACCACTTACTTCAATAACCGGTACGCTGGGCTCAACGCCTAACCTAAGATGTACGGGAACACCCGAGAACGACCTGTTAGAGGTGTACCGGCAACAGATTGAGAGGCCTTACAGCCTAAAGAAGCAAGGAAAATCAAGCGCTGAGGCCGATCCTATCGTTCTTCAAGAGTACAAGGCAACTCGTCAATTTATAGAGCAACATCCTGCCACATTAACGGCTGCTTATTTACTCTATTGGCAAGCGGTCTACGATACGACTATTTACGATCAACTAGAAGGGCTTTATGCCAAACTGAGTCCATCCGTAAAAGCCAGTTATTGAGCTCAAAAGGCAATCACTAGAATTAATAATTTTAGAAATCGACCCCGTATTGGTAAAAAGTTACCCACTTTTAAGCTACTGGATGCTACGGGTAAAACTATATCGCTTACTTCATTTGCCGGTAAGTACGTACTATTAGACTTTTGGGGCACCTGGTGTGTACCCTGCATACCAAGTATTCCTGAATTAAGGGCAATCCACAAAAAATATGGAAACCGTTTAGCGATCATTAGTATTGCGCTTGAACGGCCAACGGATCGAGAGAAGTGGCTGAAAGCGATAAGTAAATATGAAATGAGCTGGACACAAACCGCTGAATTTACCAGTGCCAAAGAAGGGATTAATAGGCTCTATAATGTAATTGAGTACCCAACCTTATTGTTGGCCGATCCTGATGGTATTCTATTAGCCAAGATAAAATATGGTGAGCGATTAGACAATAAAATTGGGCAATTACTCGCTAAGTGAAACTATATCTGCCAAAGAGGCAATGCGACCCTGCTCTTTTAGCTAAAGGGTTATGTATCTAGTTGTAGATATTAACCTACTTAAAGGTGTCAAGGTGTCAACCCCCCTATATAGTGTTTGACACCTTGACAGTGTCAAAATAAGCGTTGACACCTTTATTGACACCTTGACACCATTACGTTGTTTACATCTATCTCTCCAGCGTGTGGATTCCCAACGCTGGGACAGTTCTGATTTGAAATCGGAACTGTCAAAAGGATCACGTTTCAAACGCGAACCTTCACCAATGCGAATGGTCAAATCACCAGCGTTGCAATTTGCAACGCTGGTAAAATTCGTATAAGAATAGAACCGTCGGATTACCCAGCGTGGCTGTTTGTCAGGCTGGCAACTTCAGGTATAGTCGAAAGTGTCCGGCAAAACTGTCCCGTCCCAAAAGTGGGATAGGGGACAAACAGTACAGAAACCTGTAAGTAAAGAAACCTAATTAACGCTTTTCAATACACTAGGTAGCTTAGTCTTTTTTGCTATGAACTGGTGGATCGTATTTCAACTTGGGCAATGGCTGTGCCAGATAACCAGTCCACAAGAACTCTATTCGTTGAGTGATCAAGCTTTCTTCGCTCAGTCCATCGCCCTGCAACCCATGGTTTTAAATAAACCCGATACGACATTATTAGATATTGCCCTCTTCCAGGCAACCAATGAGGCTCGGCGGCTGGCGGGTGTAGCTCCACTTCAGTACGATCCAGCCTTATTCCAGGCCGCTCGAAACCATGCGGAATCGATGATTCAATTTGACTATGTAGCCCATGAAGACTTTTATCAACTCGATGAGCTGACACTGCTCAAACGGATTCAAAAACAAACCCATCGATTTGGCCGAGTAGCCGAAAACATCGGTCAATATCAAACCCTTGATACCGCTGAATGGTATGGGATACGTTTTAACACCCGGCGTCAGCAGTATGAGTATCTCGATGCCGAGAGTAAGCAACTCTACCAGCCCTATAATTATGCCCAGTATGCTCGGTATGCCGTAAGCCAGTGGCTAAATTCTCCTCATCACCGGGCTAACCTGCTGAATCCTGCCTTCACCCATGTAGGTTGTGCAGGCCGTTTATCTAGAGCGCCATTTAAGCAGCGTCGCGCTCCATTTGGTCGTCTGGTGCAGAATTTTGGGATTCAGCGCCTTGCTACCCAAATTAGCCGGTAA